ATGCCAGATAAAACAATAATACCTGTATTCAATCAACTATCAACAAAAGAGTGGGTCGAATACGATAACCTATGGGAAGAGTACCTTATTAATAGGAAAGAACAGAAAAAACGTGGTAATCCACAAAGAGACTTGGTTGAGTTGATATTACTTAGACAATTCATTGCTATGAAAGCAATACCAAATACGATAGAATTAGTTGATAACGCGATTGAAGAGGGTAAGAAAGTTATAATTTTCACAACATTCAACGATGAACTATTAGACTTACAAGAGTATTATGGTAATAACTGTGTTGTCCATAACGGTTCAATGAGTAGTAAAGAAAAACAAAGTTCTGTTGATGAATTTCAAAACAACCCAAATAAAAAGGTATTTATAGGTAACATTATGTCAGCTGGTGTTGGTATAACGTTGACTGCGGCAGATACTGTAATATTCAATTCTTTTGATTGGGTACCTGGTAACAATGAACAAGCGGAGGATAGAAGTTATCGTATCGGCCAGAATAATAATGTGTCAGTATACTACCAACTGTTTGAGGATACCATCAGCACTAGGATGTGGTACACATTGAAACATAAGAAAAATGTAATAAATCAAATTATCGGTAAAGACGATGATAATATTGATGAGATAGTAAATGATATAATAGAATAATTATGGTTAGATTATATAAAATGAACGGTTGCCCATTTTGCGACAAGCTTAAGGGTCTGCTAGAAGAAAATGATATTGAGTTTAAAGAAATCGATATTAACGATGAAAGATATAAATTCGAATTTAATAGTATTGTCGAAAAGAGTGGTGCAGATAGCGTACCGATTGTAATCGTTAATAAGAAAATACTTATACCCGAAAAATCGTTTATGACTATTGAAGAAGGTCTAAGTATAATTAAAAAACTGCTTAACGAATAACGATTACCGATATTCCTTATATTTATAATAAACGAATATAAGATGGCAGTATCAAACGCGGAAAAAGAAAAGCTATTTGAGAGGTTCAGACATACGATGGGAGCACCCATACGTAATATAGAACTTACGGATGAGCAATTATGTACATTATTGGAAATTGCCATTGAAGATTATTCCCAATATGTTCAAGAGTGGTTGATTGAACACCAATGGCAATCATTGCTAGGTTCAAATGTGGATACTATTGATATGTCATTCGCCTTAAGTGTAAGGTCTTTAGATTTCATGACATCTTACACTTACGCTTACTCAAAACAAGTAGGTCTAGGCCAGAGGTCCTTGGGAATTAAAAAAGGATTACGTTGAGTTGGAATCTGGTAAACAAGTATATCAAATACCTGCTGGTAGAGAAATCAACGAGGTTTTATGGATAACACCACCTACAACTGACATGGCACTATTTGCTAATTATTCTGGTCTAGACTATGGGTTTGGTGGTGGATATGGTCAATTAGGTTCGTCTGGTGGAGGTAATGCTGCTGGTGCTGGAGGTACTGGTGGTTATTATATCGCACCAGCATATGATATTCTTTTAACAGCCGCAGACTTCAACCTTAAGAATCGAATATTAAGGAGTGAAATGGTATATAAAGTTACCGCTGGACCTAATGGTACTAGATTACTTCACTTGATGTCAACACCAGGTTCTAAACTATCTTTTGGTCACGGTATCGGAGGTGGTGCTGGGGGTAGCCTAAATATGACTGGTTGTCAAGTATGGTACCACTATTATGATACTACACCAGAAAATCTGGAAGATTGTAGACTACAAAACCCAGGTATCATTTTAATGCCTAATGATGTACCACTATCCAAGTTAGAGTATGAGAAGTTCAATGAACCTACAAAAACACTAATACGTCAATTATTCTTTGCTGAATCTAAAAGGGCGTTAGGTAGAACTAGGGGTAAGTTTGGTGGTATTGTCGGTCCACCAGAAGCTGAAAGAACTTTAGATTATGAAACACTAATTAGTGAAGGTAATGATGAACGTAAAGTTATACTAGATAGACTTGATGAGAAATTACTTAGGTTATCCTCAACTTCACAACTTGAGCGAGGAGCTAATGAAGCTGAGTTCTTAAATAAATCTTTGAAGTATAAGCCTTTGGGTTTCTGGGTCTATTAAGATTTAAAGAATTTCTGATTCTGAAATATTACTCATTTCATTCTTAACCATAGACATAATATCGTCTTCATTTAAAGATATGTCATCTTCTTCTAAAGATTCGACCATATGATTTAACACCATATCGGTTGCGTGTTCCTCATCAAACTCATCGTCAGTGGTATTTGATACGGTTGAACCGCTTAAAACCTCTACCCAAATATCGGTAACACCACCAATAGACATATTAATAAAGTTATCATAACCAATATCACAAACCTTATTAATCCAATACTCGCAATTATCGGTTGTTAGTTCTGATTTAATTGTAGTTTCCTTTATTTTTTCAGTAAACTTTAACCAGTTATCATATAAATCAGTGTCTGCGAACCCTACTGGAAAAAGCTTACGATAGAAATCATTTCTTAATCTAGATAAATCCTCATACGCAAAAAGTATATCCAAACCAATTATTGGTTCACCGTACTCTTTAGATACAAATGTTAGGGCTTCTGAATCTATATCAGCGAAAACTAATATACTATCTGGTATTGTACCATCTGATTTAATAAACTCTAACTCACTAATCTCTAATCTCTTAACTATATCGATTATCTTATTTCGCTCTTCGGTTAATTTGGTTTCACGTTCTTCTTTTATTCTTTTCTCGTAATCAACCTTAATCGATTTCCACTCTTCTGATGATACATAATTTGGTATCTCATTTGCGGCAATCCAAAATTTTATTTCTTTATCCTCCATCTCCATAAGTTCATCATAAGAATCTTGGTCACTTGGATTTAAAGGGTAGCCAGCCACTAGGTTACACTGATTTTTAGTAAACAGGCTTTTTTCTGTAAGTACATACTTTTTGGTCTGCTTATCCTTAACCATATCAATTAGTATCCTATCTCTAATCTCCTCATCGAAACAAACTAATAGTGGTGTAATTCGCTTATTAAGCGCGTTAAGATATCTTGGTGCGTTATACTCGTCAGTTGTAAGTTCAGGGTTACCCTCAATCTGCTCATGAGGAATCAATTTACAGTTAAGTGTAACAGTTCTATGACCCGTATCCTTATCAGGCGTGACCGATACATCACCCTTTGATTTGGATTCACCAGTATTAACATAATATATCACATCCCCAAGATTAGGTGTTAAATCATGTTCCAAAATCAATTCCATGTGCGCTTTTCTAGCCTTATAACTTCCAGATTTGGTTTTTGTTTTACAAGCTCTAAGATACTCACTAACACTTTCTTTAACCTTACCTTTTGATGCTATTTTAACCGAAGGAATTTTATAATTATAAATCATATCAACATACTCATTATAATGTTCAATGAACTCATCACCCTTACCACTCAAAAGAAGTCTTATACCCTTATCTAAAAACTCTTCAATATAAGTCGACATCTTCTTTGACTTAATAGAGTTACCGACTAATTTAACCTTACCATCTATTAAGTTCGCGTAGTTCTTCCTTTTGAAATTGATGGTTGACGTGCAAACATCATCAACATCGAGACCCATCCACTTCTCCATATAGGTCTCATTAAAATATGATACGCAAGCACCTAGACCGACCAGTTCAACACCTGCCTCATCTTTCGTTTTCCAATGACTACCCTTTGCAATGTATTTAATTTCATTAATATCTTCAGGTAATGCGAAGTTAACGCCATCAGTATCCATAACAAGTGGTCTTAGACTATATTTTTCCTTGAATACCCTAACTAATAACCTTAAGTTTTGTCTAGACATACATGTGATTTTCTCAGCACACATAATATCTCCCCATGGAAATATATACGGAGCGCCAAATGAACCATAGAATGAATTGGCCAGTATCTTAAGTGGTAATTGTTTCTTATCAGCATCAGAACCTAACTTATCATACTTAGAAATGTCAGCTTCAAGTTTTTTGTAATCAGGACTACTTGTGTCAGTGCTTGAAAGTTTATTTTTAAGTTCTTTAACAGTACCCTTATGTTTACCAGTGAGAAACTTAAATTCATCACGCGTGTCAACAACATAGGTTAATAACCCCTTCATAACACCACTAATATCTAATGATGGGAATATATCATAAGTTAGCGTTGTCTTAGGGTAAAGTGCTGCATAGTCAAGCTTTGCGACATTCTCAGCAAACCCAGTTTCTAATAATTGTGATAACCCACCAGTAAAGTCTCTTTTTGATTCATAGTCTGGAACACCCAAACCATTTTCATATGACCACGCTAAAAGTATTAAGGTCCATTGACCAGCAGTACCCATTGTTGAACTTCTCATGTATGACGTAGGTAGTAATTTTGCTAATAGGAAAGACGCTTGGTTATATATCGCATCGACCTTCTCAGTTTCCCAAAGGTCATCCAATAGATATCTCTGAACGATATAATCACCTTTAACCATCTTTAATGGGTCTGGTAATTCATTTATATATTCAGAACCCTCAATTAAACCCCACGAACCATCCTCATCGTTAAACCAATAATCACGAGCATCAGCCCATGTTGAGTGTATCTTATCGCCATCTACATAAACACGATTCTTCTTATCAACTTTTGAGAATTTAGTAATGTACTTAAGGCCCCAACTCTTCATGTCTGAATTAATTGCTTGCGCCCTTCTTACAGCGTGTGACGTATCTAATATATTGGCACCCCATAGAGTAGTTTGCGTATATCTCTCAATTTCACTACCCAACTTCAAAGTTGAATTCTCAACCCTTTTTAAATTTGTTTTACCATCGTAACCGAATATCAACTTACCAAAATCAAGACCAAGACGTTTACATCTTACATCAAAGAATGCCCAATCAAAATTTTCGGAATTGTAACCAGTAATTATATCTGGTTTTATCCTCATAACCTCATTAGCGAATGTTATAATATTAAGTCTTTCACAATCCCTTTTCTCTTGCTGGGTATCACCAGTAGTTTCTAATACCAATTCAAAACCTCTATTATCTCTTAAACCTATTTGAAATATCGCGTTAGTTTCTGGGTCTAAACCCTCGGTCTCAAGGTCAAATTGAAATCTATGCAGGTCGTCATAATCCTCAACACCTTTGAACATACGCTTTCCAGTTTGAATCAGAAATTGTTCAGCTGGTTGAAGCCTCATTATTAACCTTGAATTTTCCTTTTTAAATGGGTCAACACCACCTCGCTTAAGAAACGTTATAAGGTCATTTGGTGTTTTACTACATGTTGCGATATACTTGAAACCTCGCGCCATTCTATCTGGCGTACTACCTTCAGCATTATCAATTTTTAATGCCTCAATCTTAATACCATATTTAAGTAGCGCCTCCCGTAACTTACCTCTATTACCACCGTACAGGGTTTTACCGACAACCTCCTTCAACCACATAAATGGTTTATACGTGTGAGTTTCAATACGCTTACCAGTCTCTGGGTCGTTAATTACAAGATAAGCTTTATTTTGGTTATTAGGTGCCTCTATAGCAACAATATACTTCTGTTCATCTTTACCAGCGATGAATTGTTCAATTACTTCAGAATTGATTTCGGACATAAATTAATTTTTTAGTTAGTATATTTCGTATAACTCATAGACCATAGACCTATGGTCGCGGTAAATATACACTAAAAATATTTAACTTGCAACTACTTCTTGATATAACCGTCTATCACATTGATAATCAGCTCTTCTTGGATTGGTACAATAAGAGTACCCGAACCATCTAAAAACTCAATACTAAATTTACCCACATATGTACCACCTTTACTAGTGTCCCGTTCAGTAAATTTATAAGAAAGATAATACTCCTCACCTAAACAATCTTCACAATCATAACATTCTTCTTTTAATAATGGGTCGGTTAACTTCTTACCTATTTTTTTAACCCCAGTTTCAATATCAGACATTGTAAAATAAATGTTTGAATTCTGTAATTTATTATAGAAATCTGAGTGGTCATACCGACCATCTTGAATTAACTCAAGATTAAGCACTGGTAAAGTTGAATTTTTATTTATATTAAAAATCATGTTACAATTTTTAAAGTCTCCCCGTCATCAGTATAAATCATACCAGAACAAAGTCCAGCGGCTGCTGTTGGTATATTTTTTATTGATAAGCAATTAACGAATGTGGTTCCCGTCATATCAGCAGTTATATTTGAACCGACTATAAACGATTGATTTGTTGTTCCACTTATACAATTACCAATACCACCTAGAATACCAGAACAAAGTGCCCCATTAGCAATGGTATTATTACATCCACCAGCTATTACTGAACGTGTACCACAATTTGTATTATTAATCCCACCGCCAATGGTTGACCCATAACCAAATACATCATTCCCATTACCACCAGCGATTGTTGACTCAGCACCACATGCAATATTCCCATTACCACCACCGATTGTTGAAGTGTTACCCGTTGCCGAATTACCCTTACCACCACCGATTGTTGAAATCTGACCAGATGCCGTATTACCAATCCCACCACCGATTGTTGATAGACACTGCGATATCGTATTACAAGTACCACCACAGATGGTTGAATGGACAC